GAACTATTACTGCTAATGAAATTGCTGCAGGTGCTGTTAATGCAGATAAAATAGCTGCTAATGCAGTTACTGCTGGTAAAATTGCTGCAGGAACTATTACTGCTAATGAAATTGCCGCAGGTGCTGTTAATGCAGATAAAATAGCTGCTAATGCAATTACTGCTGGTAAAATTGCTGCTGGCAGTATTACTGCTAATGAAATTGATGCTCGTGGTTTAAGTATTAAGGATACAGCAGGAAATGTAATTTTAAGCGCAGGCACTAGTCTTGCCAATAGTAGTTTTACAGGTAATGTAACTGGCAGTGTAAATGGTACTGCAGCTAGTACGGTAATTACTAATATTACTACTGCACAAGGTACTGCTAATACTGCAGTTAGTAATGCTGCTACTGCTCAAGGAACAGCTAATACTGCGGTTACTAATGCTGCCACTGCTCAAGACACAGCTAATACTGCAATTGCTAATGCTGCTACTGCTCAAAGTACTGCTAATGCTAAATTAGCTAAAAGCGGCGCTGATATTTTAACAGGACCTATTAGTTTAAATGCTGCAAGTGCAATTACAGTAGGTACCCCTGCTCTAGACAATGTTAGTGGACATAATGGTTTTTATATAGGCAGTACAGGTATTGTAGGTACTAAAAATGGAGTTGCTACTTTTACATTAGATAATAGTGGTAATGCTATTTTTGCTGGTCAACTAAGTGCAGCAACAGGTAGTTTTGGTGGTAATGTTACTGGCAGTATTGATGGAACCTCTGCAACAACACTAGTTTCTACCGCTAATACTGCTAATACTACTGCTAATAGTGCTCAAAGTACTGCTACTACTGCTAATAATACTGCATCTGCTGCTCAAAGTACTGCTAATAGTGCTCAAAGTACTGCTAATAGTGCTCAAAGTACTGCTAATAGTGCTCAAAGTACTGCTAATAGTGCTCAAAGTACTGCATCTGCAGCGGCAGCCGCAGCCGCAGCTGCTCAATCTGCAGTTGATGCTAAATTATCTAAAAGCGGTGCTGATATTTTAACAGGACCTATTAGTTTAAATGCTGCCAGTGCTATTTTAGTAGGCACAGTTAATGATGGTCTTTATTTAGGCAGCACAGGTATTGTAGGCAGAAAATCTAGCCAAACTACATTTGCAGTAGACGCTAGTGGTAATGCTATATTTAAGGGTGATTTAACTGGAGCAAGCGGAACTTTTGCTGGTAGTTTAAGTGTAGGTAGTAATCCAGCAGTTAGTGGCACTACTATGACTGGTAGTGGTGGCAAAATTAACAGTGATGGTACTTTTGCACTAGGTAATTCAACTACTAATATTACTTATAATGGTACTGCTCTTTACTTAAATGGTAACGTAGTAGGCACTGGTAATATTCAAGATAATGCTATTACTAGTGATGGAAGTACAGTTTCAAGTACCGCAATAAGTGCTGCATTTTTTAATGGTCAACAAAATAATCCTCTTAGTGGAACTTGGACAGATAGTTTACCCTCAGATACTTATATTGGTGTAAGTGGTGTTATGTACACCTATAGTAGAATAATTTTAACATCTGGTTCAGTTAATCCAGGCGCTACAGGTAGAGTAAATATCATTATTAGTGTGGCTTTTCGATCAGGATGGTACACAATTGATAATGGTGACAGTGTATCATATAAATCATACTATCCTGTTTTTAGTCTTTATCGTGGTACTGCAAATACTAGTGGTGCTGTATTACTTCAAACTTTTGGAGCAATGCCTATAATTACTGGGTTACCCGGACAACCTGGAGCATATGCATTTAATCATATAGACTCACCAGGTAATAATTCTACCATATATACTTTAGTAATGCGTGATCCACTTACTAATGATTCGGGAAATGCCGTAGTATATCAACGCTCTATGCTTGTTCAGGCTGTTAAGAAATAATATGAAAACTTACATAATCTATAATAAAATAACTGGTGAAATTATACAGTTAAATGTAGCATCTGATATTTCTGCTATACAGCATCTAGTAACCGATACTACAGATATTTTAGAAATACCAAATGAAATTAATACCGGTATGTTCTATGTTGATGTTGTATCAAAAAATCTTGTAGCTATTCCAGATCAGCCCAGTGTTTACCATAAATTTGACTACCTAACTAAAACTTGGCAAGATATAAGAACTGAAGCACAAAAACTTCAGCAAGCAAGCTGGGAAGTTTTAAATCAACGCAAACAGTTGTTAGATAGTACAGACTGGCGAGTAATTAAAGCTATGGACACAGGCACCCCAATTGCCCCAGCCTGGCAAACTTATCGCCAACAACTGCGAGATATTACTCAGCAAACTGGATATCCATTTACAGTAACTTGGCCTCAGCCACCTAGTCAGTAAGTACAGGAATGAACTATGGCAAATCTACGAATAATTTATAACAATGTTGCTGATTTGGCAACAATTACTGCTAGTGATACTGCAAGTGGATTTGCGGCCAGTAATATGCAAAATGCACAAAAAACCAGCGTGCATCGCAGTACTAGTACTCAAACAGTTACTTACACACTAACTTGGGCAACTGCACAAAGTATCAATAGCATAGCACTACCAGCTACTAACCTAGTTACTGGAGATTTGATTACTGTACAGCTTTACGAAACTTCTGTTAATGATGCTGCTGGCGTAATTGCAGAACTAGTAGACAAACAAGCCTGCACTGGCAGACTAATGCTGTTACAAAACGGCAATACTACTAGTACCTATACTGACTTTGGTTATGGCGGTGCTACAAAAACCAGCTTGTGGTTTACTAGCACCTACTTAGTAAGAGCTATGAAAATTACCCTAACCAGAGCTACAGCAGGCCAAGCAATTGACTGTGCTAGGATTATATGTGGCAAATACTGGGAACCAAGTCGTCAAGTTACTAAGGGTATTGAAGTAGGCACTGATGATTTAAGTGAAGTAATTACTACTCGCAGTGGCAATACCTATGTAGACAGAAAAACTATTAGTGATACACTAAGTTTTAGCCTAGACTATATTAATGATGTAGACAGAAAAACCATGTTACAACTACTGCGTACTTGGGGTAAAAGTGGCCTTGTGTATGTGTGCGTATTTCCAGATAACACAAATCCAGAATATACGCAAGCATACAGTATCTATGGTAGATTGCAGTCTAATACCCTACAGTACCAATACGTAGGATACTACAATACTAGCATACAGTTGACTAGTTGGTAATAAACAAAAAATACTCACTCTGAAAGGGGTGGGTATTTTTTTGCATTGACAGTTTAAACCTGTTGTGTTATAATAAAACAAAATTAACTAGCAAATTATATTTGCTGCATATTTAATAACTTTAGTTTTGAGACTAGTCTTATGAATCCAGATGAAACATATTCACTAGCCCAAGTAGCAGCAGGTATTGCAGCAGGTATTTTAGGATTAGTATTCTTACTACAAAAGTTTTGGGTAGGATTTAAAACTGAAAACACTTCGGGTTCCCTTATTAGCATTATGCACACGGAAATCGAGCGTATGAGTGAACAAAATGCAAAGCTTAGCATAGAGCTAGGTAAGTTGCAAGAGGAAGTAATTCAATTGCATAAAGAATTACGAACACTAAACACAGAAAATCAGCGACTAAAAGCTGAAGTAGACTTGTTAACCACTGAAGTGGAAAAATTCAAAGACTTAGCTATTGCTAGGCATAAGGAGACAACATGGCACGATCAAGATTAATTGATCCTCAACTAGATGTAGTCAGTGATGCCGGTGCCATACTGTACTCGCTGGTTAAGGGCGAACAGATTGAATTTCCAGTTACACTAAATTTTATTACTGATGCCAGCGTTAAGTCTAGCGGAAATTATGTATACGAAGCAGTAGTTGTAGAGGCTAAGAATACTTCTAGTCAAACTGAAAAACCTACTGTAGTTCAGCCTAATGGCGTAACTACCAGATTATTTGTTAGATTACCTAGATATATTGGTGTATGGTCGGCAAGCCAAGCTTATAATAAAGAAGAAGTAATACTCTACAATGGCCTATACTATAAACTATTAGGCGGAATTAGTAGAACTAGTGCAGTTACTCCAGACCTAGATAAAAAGTGGGAAGAAACCACACTTAATAAAATCTATATTCAGTTTCCTAGTACATTGGCAACTAACTGGAATGTACAACCTGCACCAGCTACTGCAACCTATGGATTTTTTGAACTGCGTGTAACTGAACCTACTGACACAGTGTTTACTCGTACATTTAAACCTGTTCGTGGAATGATTGAAATCTTATTTAGTCCAACTGACGAAACCAGCGACCAACTTAATCAGACCGCCTACTAATAGGGGGCATTATGGCCGCAGAAATTAAAACGGATGTTGTAGTCACCCAAATAACTACAAATGTAGCTAGTACAAGTATAAGTACACCTGCTACTGTTCCAGGAACTGACGGCATAACTACTAGTGTAAGTGATCCTAGTATAGTTACTAGTACTACTGGAGTTACTGAAGTAACTACCTCAGTAACTGAACAAGCTATATTAGTAACTGAAGCAGGTGGCATAACAGTAACAGTACCTGGTGTAATAAGTAGTGCGCCTACTACTGGCGGATTTATTCGCAGATTGGATGAATTTTTAGCAGATG